CTATTAAGCGACCAGTGCTTGCTAATGTCCCCACACCAGACAAGGTTGCTTTCCCAATAGCTGTTAGCCCACCAATGCCTATTAAAGAACCAATGCCGCTTAATGTAGCAGCACCATAGCGAAGGAAACTACCTACTGCCGATAATGAGCCAACCCCTGACAAAATAGCCTTACCAGTGGCTATCAGTCTACCGATGCCCATTAGTGCTCCGACTCCTGATAGAGTAGCAGAGCCATAATGGATTAAAGCTGCTTCTCCATCAAAAACAGAAGCATCAAAGGCAATCTCATCAAGAACTGCTCGGCTCATTTATTCACCAACTTTGCCTCCAGATTCTCTACCCTTGCCTTCAGGGCATCTATCTCAGTCTCAAGGTTGCGAGGTGGTAGGGTTGTCTTTGGTAAGGAATTATAGTTTGCAATATCCTGTTCTGTAGGCTCTTCTACCTTCAAGGCTAAGCTGGCAAGGTTAGGGTTCTCTTCAATAATCACCCTGCGAATTTTGGGGTTCTCTGTAGTTTCAGAGATAGCCCTTGAGATATATTCAGAGCCTTCAGTATATTCAGTGTTGGTTACTTCGTCTTTTAACTGTTGTAAGTAATAGACCGTAAGCATTCATTCCTCCTAACCAACACGCTGCATCATAAATTCAGGACTGGCATAGCCAGCGACAAAAACATTCAGGGCAGCACCACTGGTTTGAGTGACAGTTACTTCAACATAGTCGTCTACTGCCAAACCATAAATTGTAGTTGTAATCATTCTGCATTGGTAAGTCCCAACAGGTTCACGGAGTACTTGAGCTAAGACAGTTGCCCCATTAAGCTTAATAGTAACCGCTCTAAATCCTGTAGAGTTACCTGCCCACCAGGCCTGAGCAATGATAAGATACTTACCAGCGGTCTTACAGGTAAGCCTGGAGTTATTGGTAACTGTATCGTGGATGGTATCAGTATCGTATCCCTCACTATCTAAAGCTAAAGCTGTTTCAGTATTATTAGGTATAGATAAATTAGCACTATTATAAACCCTAGCTCCTTGAATATAGTCATCTATCTCAGTCGGGTCAGCTCCAGCTCCAGCACCCTTAAGGAGCTTGTCAACTTCCCAAGTAGTCCTGCTCTCAATAACTCCAGCAGTTATCCTCAGCTCTACTGACTTACCAGCAGTGTGGGCAACACCAGTTGTTCCCTCTTGTGCCCTGACTACTGTTAAGGTGTCTGTGCTTCTGGCTGTGCATTTAAGTATCTCATCTTCAATGGTAATGTGAAAACCATTGCCAGGTGCGGGAAACTTAGCGCCCTCACCAGCAGTTACCGTCAAAGAGGTAGCTGTAGATGTTATATCAGCTGCCAAAGCAGATACAGCCCTATTCTTGACCTGCAAAAATGTGGTTGCCATTTAACCTCCTTACGTTATTAAAACAGAAAGCTCACCCGCATTGATTTTGAAGGTGTCGCCATTAGCCACTACCTTGCTGGCATCCAGAGCACTATACATATAGACATTACCTGCTGTAGCAGCATCCATCAAAGCACAATGGGTTACCGTTCCCCAATCTGCCGTAGCAGTTGGGAAGGTGATGTCAGCACCATTAGAGCTTACTCCATCTGAAGGCACTCCTAATCCAGCAAGCTGTCTAGCATAAGCACCACCACTTACTTCATTAGTAAGAGTGCCAGCCTCTAGTTCGGCATCAGTTACAGGCGACTTAAATAGTGCTACATAAGCCGCTACTGCCGTGAAGCTCGTCGCCCTCATTACCTCTATGATTTTGTTCTCCATGTAATCTGATAATTCAGCCATGTTTCACCTCCTAATTTATTATACCATATAATTAAACCTCAAAGGCATAGCCCCTGTGCCCTATCTTACCACAAACTGCGTATCTAACCCCATCACAGAAATGGCTAAACGCATGTGCCGTCTTATCGGTGAACCTACCGTTTTTATCCTGAACATATCGGAAGTTTCTTAACTCCTTAATCCCATTTATACTATCTTTAGTTATATGTATTTTATACTGCCTGACTTTCTGCTGACCAAACTCTACCGAATCAGCTCCCTTTGGCATCCCCTTTATATTATACCCCAACCTGTATATCTCCTCAATAGATTTCGGCTCGGCACTATCAGCCCAGATTTCATCATACCCTTGTCTAATACCCATCTCCTCAAATCGGCGGGCTATATCTTGATTTGTCAAGCCCACCTGATAAAGCAGCTCCTGTAAGTATAAGCCATCGCCAGCAATGACACACTTAACTAGAGTAGTAGGGTCATTTGAGAACCCAAAATCCACCCCATAAAATATATCGCCTTCAGGAAGCTCACTGCATTGCTCAAATGAAGGATAGACAAGCCCCTCTATTTTACCTAGCTTCCCTTCAAGATAGATATTTGCCCAGTTAGGGTCTCTTTCTCCAGTTGCCAGAATGTTCTGTATAACTTCCTGTGGGACAACATCCATAGCGTCCCGATATGTTGAATGGATATAGGCATTCTCAGGTTGCCCTATCCAATGTTCGTGTGCCCAAAAAGATGAGACGGGGTTCCAATCGGCAAAAGTGAACTTGATAGTCCTAACATCCAATCCCCTAGCTGTCTCCCACGGCACATTGTTGGCTTCGTTGATGAATAAAATATCCCGGCGGGGACCACGAACTTTATCGGCTTCATCAGCCCCAAAGAATTCAATAATCCCATTGCCAAAATTGTATGTCTGCTCGGTCTTGTTATAGTGTAGGTTATTATCCGTATCCTCTTCCAATATGCGGAAAAAGTCCCGTATAGCTCCCCTTTTTAGATGGGGCAGGGACTCGCTCACAATTGAAATAAGGAGTTTAGATTTGGCTTTTTCGGCTATCAAGATTAAGAGCTGTAACAGACTGAAGGTCTTTGAGGAATATGTCCCCCCCTCATTTAACGCCCGTCTCTTGCCATCCCGATAGGCAAAGAAATTGTCCTTGAATACTCTAGTGGTTTTCATAAATATTCAGGAATAGGATTACCTTCATCATCTAACTCAGGTATAACAATCTCTATAAATCGCTTACCTTTTTGAACTAAAACCCTATCACCAACTCTATGCTTCATAGGATTATACAAAGGAATATCAGCATCCAGTTGTTTGCTTAATATTTTATTACCGTTTAATTTCAAACCCACCGCTTCTAGTTTAGGTATAACGGGCTTATTGGCAATAGCAAAGGCTTCCATCTGTACCGGGAGCATCTGTCTTGCCATTCTTTCATTTTCATTAGGTATAACGCTCTTGAGACGCTTCCTATATTCTTGCATATACTTGGCCTGTTTCGCTTTACTTAACGGCATCCTTACTCCTTCAGAAAATCCGCCAGCGCCTTTTTAGTCTCTGTATCAACAACCTCAATGATATGCTTAATAGGCTGGTCGCCACCACCTACCGTTAACCCGAGCTTCCCCTCTAACCTATCCCAAATCTCTTTGCGGTCGCCAGCATTTCCAGCAATCGCATCATCCACAATCGCCTCTGCCAACTGGTCAATCTTCATCTTACCAGTTTCATCCACTATCTGGCGAAGCACAATAACAACACGCTTTTTCAGACTCAAGCCTTCAGGATTGCCACTAACCCCCGGTTTCCACGCTGGATTGGGTCTTAAATTCGCCCGTGAGCGCGAATTCATTCCCCGCTTGTTGCCTTTTTTATTCAATTGCTCACCTGAATTCATTCTATACCTCGATAACACTTGCCTTGTTTGATTGCATCTATCAGTTGTCGTGAAACACCAAATAAATTAGCTATGACAATAGCATATAAACCTTCCTTTAATAAGGCACGAATTCGCCTTATTTCATCATCAGAAAAGAGACGATTAGGCTTTAATTTCCCCTTGAGTTTTAGGCTTATCATCTGACAAGCCTCAGGAGATAACTTTCGCCCCTTTGCCGCTTTACCCAATTTATTTCGAGTTTCAAATGAAACCTCCTTTCCTTTTTGAGCCCTACTCACTTTTGCTTTAGCCTCATCCGTAAGTTTTTTACCCTCCCTAGCTCGTTTAATTTTAAGTTTCGTTTCATCAGAATGATACCGCCCTCCACCAGTGGCTACAAGCGCAAAATTGTATTCGGGGTCATAATCATCTAAATAGTATTGCTCTAAAAGAATCAATGCTACTGGCTGTTTTACCACTTCTAAAACTTGAAACTCAAACGCATCAATACCATACTTATCATATGCGTATTGCAAATGAATATTATGATGATTTCCTGAACGCAAAGCACTAAAATGGTCGCTTTCCCGCTTATTTAAGTTGCAGGCGCTACCAATGTAACGATGCCCATTACACTTATTAACAATTTGATAAATACCACTACTCATTTCTTATTGACCACCAAAGGAGCATGGAAGCCAAACCGCTCAATAGATTTTACTATGCGGGCAACCTCGTGCCACCGG